AAAATGTCGCCTTGGAGTTTAATTAAAAGTGAGGAGATTGTTGTAAGAGGCAGACCTCAAACTGTCTATACAGTTTATGGTATTACAAATTTAGATTACTTGGACTTATATAAGTGGTTTATACCACAAAGACAAGAAAGTTATAAACTTGACTTTATTGGTGAGTTAGAACTTGGCCGTGGTAAAGATGATATGCCATATGACACATTTAAAGATTGGTATACAAAAGACTTTCAATCATTTGTTGATTACAATATACAAGACGTAGAAATTGTTGATGGACTAGAAGATAAACTAGGCCTAATTGACTTGTCATTAACTGTTGCTTATGAAAGTAAAGTAAACTATGGTGATATATTTTCACAAGTTAGAGTATGGGATACTTTGATAGCAAACCATTTAATGAAGAAAAATATTTGTGTGCCTCCAAGAGAAGAACACTTGAAGGAAACAAAGTATGAGGGTGCTTATGTAAAAGAGCCTCAACTTGGTCAACACAAATGGGTGGTGTCGTTTGATATTAACTCTCTATATCCTCATATTATTATACAGTATAATATCTCTCCCGAAAAGATTATAGGAGTTAAATCATCTGGTGTTTCTGTAAACAAGATGTTAACTCAATCAACACCACTTACACATTTAAAAACTGAAGGCGCTTGTTTAACTCCTAATGGTGCTATGTTTAAAAATGATAATCAAGGTTTTCTACCTGAAATGATGGAAACAATGTATAATGAACGAGTTATCTATAAGAAAAGAATGTTAAAGGCCAAAAAAGAATATGAAAAAACAAAAGACCCTAAACTTGTAAGAGAAATATCTCGTTGTCATAATATTCAATGGGCGAGAAAGATTGCTCTTAACTCTGCTTATGGCGCTGTTGGTAACCAATACTTTAGATACTATGATGTAAGACAGGCAAGTGCCATTACAACATCAGGCCAATTTATTATTCGTTTTATTGAAAGTAAAGTAAATGAATATCTAAACAAAATATTAAAGACACATGATAAATTAGATTATATTGTGGCGTCTGATACAGATTCAATTTATGTTACACTTGATAAGTTAGTAGAAAAAACTTGTGAGGGTAAAGACAATGAACAGATATGTAATTTCTTAAACAAGGTTGTAGATAGTAGAATAGAACCATTTTTAGAAAAATGTTTTGATGAATTGTCTGATTATACAAATGCTTTTAAAAACTGTATGGTAATGAAACGAGAAGTAATCGCCAACAAAGGTATATGGGTGGCTAAAAAAAGATATATGTTAAATGTGTTGGATGAAGAAGGTGTTAGACTATCTGATCCTAAATTAAAGATTATGGGCATTGAAGCTGTCAAGTCATCTACACCACAAGTTTGTAGAGGTAAAATTAAAGAGGCGATTAAAATTATTATGGGTAAAGAACAATCTGATTTACATAAGTTTATTGCTGAATTTAAAAAAGAGTTTTTTGAAATGTCTGCTGAACAAATATCTTTTCCTAGAAGTTGTAATAATTTAAGAAAGTACAGACACTCTAATGATGTGTTTATTAAAGGTACACCTATTCACGTAAAAGGTGCTTTGATTTATAATCATCAACTAAAACAGTTTAATCTAGGCCGTAAATATCCTTTTATACAAGAAGGTGATAAGATTAAATTTTTAAAACTAATTGAGGCCAATCCATTTAAATTTGATGTGATCAGTTATATTACTAAACTGCCTACAGAATTTAAATTACAAGAATATATTGATTATGAAACACAGTTTGAAAAAACATTTTTAGATCCTATGAGATTTATATTACAAGCAATTGGCTGGGAACATGAACAAAAGGCCAGTTTAGAGGCATTTTTTTAATGATAACAAGTTTATTTTTATTACTAATAACTATACATTGGGGTTTTGCCACAGGAGCAATATTAGCTGCCAAAACAAATTGGTCTATACCAAGATTTTTAATTATACTTTTACTTTTTAAATATTTAATAATGAGTTATGCTATTCAAAACCAATAAAAAATATGGAGTGATATATGCTGATCCACCGTGGTACTTTAAAACATATAGTAACAAAGGCAAAGATAAAAGTCCTGAAAAACATTATTCTTGTATGTCTTTATCTGATATTATTTCTTTACCTGTTAGCGAGCTTGCTAAAGATGATGCAGTCCTTTTAATGTGGGTAGTTGATCCACTTTTAGATCAGGCGTTTAAAGTTATAGACGCTTGGGGCTTTAAGTACAAGACAGTAGGTTTTACTTGGGCAAAAACAAATCGTACTAAAATGGGCTTCTTTACAGGTCTAGGTTATTGGACAAGAGGTAATCCAGAAATGTGTTTGTTGGCCACAAAAGGCAAACCAAAACGAATCAGTAAATCAGTACCTCAATTAGTTGTGTCTGAACGTAGAGAACATAGTAGAAAACCAGATATTATGTACAATCATGTTGAAAACTTATTACAAGGACCTTATGTAGAACTATTTGCCAGAAACAAAAGACCTGGTTGGGACAGTTGGGGCAACCAAACAGATAAATTTAAATGAGCTTGACTTTATCTATATTATATGTTATACTAATATATCTATTTGTGATATTTTTATTATGTCTATGGAACAACGAAAAACCTTAACAAAAGAACAAGCATTATATTGTGCTGGTATATTCAATGACTATTTTAGTCAGTTTGATAGAATTGACCAGTATATGAGAGATCAAAAGTTATCTCAATTAGAAACAAATAATTCATCTGGAACATTATTTGATGATGGTCCTGAAGAAGATTTATTTAATAATAATGATATGTCACCTGAAGAAATGAATTTTGAGATAAAGATTATTGTTAATGAAAGATATGATAAGTTATTAAATATGGTTTCGTCACACACTAATATGTCTAGTGTGCCTGGTAAAAATTTAAAGATTGTGGTTATGGAAACGAACACACAAAAGATAGTAGGTTTTATTAGACTATCATCACCAGTTATTAATATGAAACCTCGTAATGAATTATTAGGTAATGTACCTGAACTTAAATCATTTAACAAAACATCTATTATGGGTTTTGTAATTGTACCTGTACAACCATTTGGTTTTAATTATTTGGGTGGAAAATTATTAGCGGCCGTCTGTTGTTCACATGAAGTAAGAGAAATGATGAATAACAAATACGATATGAATTTGGCCTTATTTGAAACAACATCTTTATATGGTAATAGTAAATCATCAAGTCAGTATGATGGTATGAAACCATTTTTAAGATATAAAGGCTTAACTGATAGTGACTTTATACCTTTGATACATGGTAAACCTTACCATGATTTAGTAAAGTTTGTTGAAAACAATGTGGGTAAATTAGTAAAAGATGACGCTTCAAGTAAAAAGTTAAAACTTACAACTGCTATTTTAGGTTTAGTTAAAAGAAGTTTAGAGGGTAATGAACTAGATAAATTTAACACAACTATTAGTAACGCTAAAAAACTTACTGAAAGAAAAAGATATTATACTTGTAGTTATGGTATTAAAAACTATATAGATATTGTAAACGGTAAACAAAATGAAATTATCAAAGACGATAATTACGATAAACATAACCTAAATAATATTGTAGAATGGTGGAAAAAGAAAGCAACCAATCGTTATAATAATCTTAAAAATGAAAATCGTTTGAGGAAAGAACTTGAAATATGGTCGCCAACAGCACAAATACAAATTATCAGATGATAACAAAAAAAGATTACGAAGATTTAAAAGAGTATTGGGACTACCAAAGAAAGGTAGAATACAATAAAGAAGTTGTACACAATATGGCTGATACATTTGAGGGTCGTGTGTATAATGATTTTGGAGCGGTTAATCTTAATGATATGAAAGATTTATTATGGACAAGAGTAAAATCTGAAGATTATGAAAATCCAAGAAAAGGTTGGGTACCTAAAGATGAAAGATTAAGGTTTGAGTGGGAAGGTCCAGCAAATATGCCAGACTTTAAAATACCATCACCAAAAGGTGACTCAATAGCTATGAGAGCTAAAGATATGAAAGAGTGGCAAGAAGCATTAAATGATGAAGAAAATAATAGTAATTGATAATATAGTTAACGAATTAGAACAACTACATATAAAAAAACATTTATTTGAAGATACTAAATGGACATTTATAGAAGATGTATCTTTAAAAGATAATTTACATCAAAGACGGCCAGGTCTTAAACAATATTTCAATACAAAAAATCTAAATGATAGTATTTACAATATAGTTTTAAATGTAAGAAAAAAATTAAAAATGAAACCTCTATATGCTAAAGATGATATATTAGAGGTCAGATCATTTTTACAGCTGCCTTTAAATAAAGAATACATAGGTGAGGGTGTTGATACACCACATTTAGATAAAACAGAACCACATTTGGTATTTTTATACTATGTAAACGATAGTGATGGTGATACGATAATTTATAACTATAAAAGCAAATCACCAACTGATATACCTTTTTTTGAAGATGTGAAAGAACAGAAAAGGGTAACACCAAAACAAGGTAGAGTTGTAATATTTGATGGTTTATATTGGCATACGGCTGAACAACCAACTAAAGATATTAGATGTATAATAAACTTCAATATAAGTAATAATGGGACTTGACAATATGATTAGAATAGTATATAATATAACAATAAATTTATGGAGATATTGATATGAGTAATTTTTTAAAAGACATAATTAAAGAAACTGGTAATGAGTATGCTGGTTTAGTAAGTGAAGGGGTTGATAGCGCTGACGTTACAAGTTTTATAGACACAGGCTCATATTCTTTTAATGCCTTATTATCAGGCAGTATATATGGTGGTATGCCAGGAAACAAAATCACAGCAATCGCTGGTGAGGCCGCTACAGGTAAAACATTCTTTGCTTTAGGTATTGTAAAAGCATTTTTAGACAAAGACAAAGACGCTGGTGTAATTTACTTTGAATCAGAAAGTGCCATCTCAAAAGAGATGATTGAAAGTCGTAGTGTAGATAGTACAAGAATGGTAATTGTACCAGTTGCTACAGTACAAGAATTTAGAAATCAATCAATTAAAATTATTGACAAATATTTAGAACAACCAGAAGATAAAAGAAAACCTATAATGTTTGTGTTAGATAGTTTAGGTATGTTATCTACTACAAAAGAAATGGAAGATACGGCTGCTGGTAAAGAAACAAGAGATATGACTAGATCACAAATAGTCAAATCAACGTTTAGAGTTTTAACACTTAAATTAGGTAAAGCAAATATACCTATGATAATGACCAATCACACTTATGATGTTATTGGTTCTATGTTCCCACAAAAAGAAATGGGTGGCGGTTCAGGTTTGAAGTACGCCGCTTCATCAATCATCTACCTAGGTAAACGTAAAGAGAAAGACGGTACTGAAGTAGTTGGTAATATTATTCATTGTAAAAATTATAAATCAAGGTTAACAAAAGAAAATGCTCAAATTGATGTAAGACTTACATACAAACAAGGACTTGATAAGTATTATGGCTTATTAGAACTTGGCGAGGCAGCAGGTGTATTTAAAAAAGTATCTACAAGATATGAAATGCCTGATGGTTCAAAAGTATTTGGTAAAAACATCAATGAGGATCCTGAAAAATATTTTACAAAAGAAGTATTAAATAAGATTGATGAATATGCCAAAAAGAAATTCAGTTACGGATCAGACGAAGAATAAGAAATACGTTTTTGTACAAAAAGAAGGTGATGACTTTACTTGTATAAAGTTATTAGAAGGCAAGTACAAAGGTGTTATCTACAAATACGGTAAAGTAGGTTTTGCAAAAGAAGAAAAACCTGATGGTACTTTACCTATGAAATTTGATTATGATATTATTTTCAATCCACACGAAGAAACCAGCATTGACAAACAAGACTTTATAGACTATATTGGAGATATATTAATTGAACTACTGGAGAAACAAATAGAAAATGGCACCGCTGTCCTTGAACATCAATAACGAAAGAATAGAAATAACGATATTAAGAAACCTCATTTTCAATGAGGAGTTTACTCGTAAGACTTTACCTTTTGTAAATGAAATTTATTTTACAAAAAGAGAAGAAAAGATTTTATTCCAAGAGATCAATACATTTGTTGAGAAGTATAAAAACTTACCTACAAAAGAAACTTTACTTATTGAATTAGGTTATCGTAAAGATATAAATGATGATGAAGTTAAATCTGTAAAAGAATTATTATCTACATTAAATCCAGAAGAAGTTGAACAACAATGGTTGTTAGATACAACTGAAAAGTTTTGTAAAGACCGTGCCGTGCATAATGCAGTATTAGACGGTATTAAAATTTTAGATGGTAAAGATCAAAAGAGAACACAAGAGGCAATACCTAGTATTCTTGCAGACGCATTAGCAGTTAGTTTTGATAATCATATCGGACACGATTACATAGGTGACGCTGAAGATAGATTTAAATGGTATCATACTAAAGAGAAAAAGTATCAGTTTGATTTATCTTACTTCAACAAGATTACAAAAGGTGGTGTGCCAAGTAAAACTTTAAACATTGCTCTTGCAGGTACAGGTGTCGGTAAATCTTTGTTTATGTGTCATTGTGCTAGTGCTTATCTATCACAAGGTTTAAATGTATTGTATATTACTTTAGAAATGGCAGAGGAACGAATTGCAGAAAGAATTGACGCAAACTTATTAGATACAACGATAGATGATTTACACGCATTACCAAAAGACTTGTATGATTCTAAAATACTAAAAGTTAAAAACAAAACAAACGGTCAATTAATTATTAAAGAATATCCTACGGCGTCTGCTCATAGTGGACATTTTAGAAGTTTATTAAATGAACTTGCATTAAAGAAATCATTTAGACCAGATGTATTGTTTATTGATTATTTAAATATCTGTGCTAGTGCTAGATTTAAAGGTGGTAACATATCATCTTATTTTTATATTAAGGCAATCGCCGAAGAATTAAGAGGTCTTGCTGTTGAGTTTAATGTGCCAATCTTTAGTGCAACTCAAACAACGAGAA